CTTATAGCTAAATTCTTAGGACGTAACCCAGCTAGTGTTTTAGGTATAGATAAAGATAGTTTTGTAAAAGCTTATGATGATGTAGAAAATATTAAAGTCACTGGTTCAGCAGCAGAAAAAGAAGCGGTTGAAAATTTAACAACTCCACAGCTTTTAGGTTTATCGGAAGATGCAACCCCTATACGTAGAGAAGCTATGCAGAAACAAATTGATGAATCGGTTTCAGCTAGACCCGAAGTAGAACAAAGAATGATAGACCAACAAACTGGATTTGATATAGGTTATGAAAAAATATTTGAAGACGCAGGTATAGACCCTAATATAATTATAGTACCTGATGTAACTCAAATAAAACAAACGTTCGGTAGAGATATCGGCGGTTATTTTGACCCTAAAAAAGTTAGTAAAAAAGCAGGTAAAGATGTAAACCCTACTGACAGAAAAGCTATGGCTACTAAAATAACTAGTTTAACTAGGGGAGCTGACCCAGAAGGCGTATTTGACATAGTTTGGAAAGAAGGTAAATTAACTAATACTCAAACGTTTTTAGATATGATACCTGAAGGTAAAGTGAACGATTTTAAATCACTCATCTATAAAGATTTTATTGATTCCACTAAAGCGGTAGACGGCAACTTTGACCCTAACGCTATACAAAAATACTTGAACAAACATTCAGACGGTTTAAAAGCTGTGTATGGAGAAGAGTTTGTTAATGGGTTAAGAAGTTACAATAAACTTATAAAAGACATTAAGATTGTGGCTGGTAAAGATGGCATACCAGAAAACGAAGCGATACAACTAGCAAACAGTTTAGCTAGAGCGTATTTAGGTATCTTTACTAGACCAGGAAGGGTAATTACTGCGGGTACTAAAATCACCTCTAAAAGTAGAACAGCCACGTTTGAAAATATGTTACTTAACCCAGATGTTCTATATAAAAGAATTATGAGAGAAAAGTTTTTAAGTGACCCAAATTTTTACACTACAGCTAGGGCTGTAGCTAGGGCATACGAACAACAAACATCGTCCGTGGACCCTGAAGATACGCCAACTAGTTTCCCTACTCAAGAAAGAATAATAGACATAGACCTTGAAGGTTTAGAAATGAACAAGGGTGGTAATCCCTTAATGGAATTAAAATACAATATAGGCAATTAATATGAGTTCAATTAAAAGACTACTAAAAAAACTTCCTCCCGACCGTCGACCTCCTATTGACCCACCTATAATGTGTTTTGTAGCAGGGACTAAAGTCGACATGGCTGATGGAACTAAAAAAGCTATTGAAAACATTAAGGTAGGCGACGAGGTCATAGCCTTAGGTAATAAAATAGATAAAGTTTCTTATGTACATGATATCCCTAAAGATAACAGAAAATTATGGACAATCAATAATAGGATAACGGCTACAGATTCTCATGCATTTCTAACTAAAGATGGTTGGAAATCTAATAACTCTAAATTATCCAATAAAGTCTACAACGATTACGGTATAGAAGTAAAAGATTTACAAATAGGTGATAAGTTAATCACACAAGATGGTGAAGAAGAGATTACAGAACTTGAAAACCAAGAAGATTTTGTAAAAGTCTACAACTTCACTACCTCAAACACACACACTTATTTAGTAGACGGAATAGTTTCACATAATAAACTGCCTCCTGGACCTCCCAGACCTCCTATACGACCACCAAAAGATAACAGAATTATAGAAGGTCTTGGTGGTTATCTTAATCCACTTGAAATAAATCAATTTGTAAATCCACCTAGTCCTAACAACAAAGCTGGTGAACAAGATATGGCAAACCTGATGAAACAGCAACAAGATACTTTTGGTGCTAGGTTTGTATACCCAGAACCTGATCCAACTCCTCCTACTCCCCCTCCTGGCACTGGTGGTGGCACAGGCGGTGGTGGTGGCACAGGCGGTGGAGTGTACGATCCTCCTGGTGAATTTCCTCCTGGAAAATTTCCTCCCATAGATTTCCCACCTATTGGTGGAGGCGGAATAGGTGGCGGTCAGTTCCCACCGATTTACCCGCCCGATATTCCACCTAATTTTCCACCAATAAACCCTCCTATAGATATACCTAAACCACCATTTGGTGGTGGAATACCGCCCATGGGTCCTGGGATACCGCCCATGGTGCCTCCTGTAGATATTCCAGGTGATAAACCAAGATACATAGCTGACGAAAGATTCGATGAAATGATGGACAGGTTAAAAGATATAGAAGATAGATACTCTTCAGGCATAGGCGGTCTGGAGGACAGGCTTAATAATTTACCCATACCCGTTGAGCCACCTAAAATAGACTATGATTTTTTAACTAAACGTGTACAAGATAATTTAGATTTACCTCCTAATATAGACAAAGATATTTTAATGAAGGATATCATGAAAAATATTGATATACCTAAACCACCGAGCATAGACAGAGATGCATTAATTGATGAAATACGTTCAGGTATCGCTATGCCAGATTTAAGTGGTTACGCTACTATTGATGATTTAAATAAAGGTATTGGCGGTGTAAAAATGACTGGTAGAGAAGAGTTAGAAAGAGCTATGGGTAATATCCCCAGTTATGATGACTCAGTTATCAGAGATTTGATAAACGCTAACGCTGGTGCTATAGCTAGTTTACCTACTATGAATTTGCCAGTACCTAATAGGGCTACAGGTATGGAAACTTTGGTAAATTTACCGCCTAGGAGAAGGGGTCGTTAAGTTAACCAATCTTTGAGGTTATCTTCACCTAATATAGTACTAGCTATAGATTGTTTTTTACGTAAAGCTTTTACTATTTTTTCATCTACTGTACGTTCACACACAATATCAATATACGTCACTTTGTTAGTCTGACCTATACGATGTGCACGGTCTTCTGATTGTAGACGTTTTTCAAGGTCGTAATTATTACTGTAGTAAATTACTGTGTTAGCAGCAGTCAAAGTAATACCATACCCACCTGTTTGAGTGTTACCTACAAAAAATCTCATAGGACTGTCTGGGTTTTGAAACTGATTTATTACTTCTTCTCTACGTTCTTGACTCACGTCACCAAAATAAGTTCCGACAGTTTCTTCACCATATGTATCAATTAGTAGTTTTTCTATTCTTTTTATGTCATGTCGGTAATTCGCCCAAATTATCACTTTACCGTCAGTTTCCTCTAAAATAGAGGACAATTCTGAGACTCTATTATTAGTAAACTCGGTAATACTACCGTCATCCGTCCCTATGAATCCACATGAAATCTGATGTAAACGTATTATTTGAGTCATTATGTGGTTTATAGTTACTAGCTTATTATTTTTTAATTGGGTGGCAGCAAAGTTCTGTAATTCTTTATACGCTTTAGATTGTTCGGGTGTCATTTGTATTTCTCTACGTATGTAAACTTTTTCTGGTAAGTCTAGGCAATCTTTTTTCAAAACTCTATGGCTAAATTTACTCAATGTTTCATTTAGTTCATCTAAATTTTTATAACCAGTAACAAACTTAAATGTTCTACCTTGACCAGTCATTTCTTTTAAATCTGCATACCTAGCCCTGAATGAAAAGTAGCTACTGAATCCTAATAAAGCTGGATCTAAAAACATACACTGACTATATAGGTCTAGTGGACTTTTAGTAATCGGTGAGCCTGTTAGTATTCTTCTGTAATGAGCATATTTACCTAATCTTACACAATTAGCAGTTCTTTTAGCTGAAGGGTTTTTAATAGTTGTACTCTCATCTATTATAAACATAGTTTTATTAGCCTGTATAAACTTATTAGCATATTGACAACCTTTCTTGGTGCTAAAAGCTTCTATGTTCATGACTAGTATTTTTAGGTTGTCGTCATATACAAATAGTTTATCTAAATCTTTTAGAAACTTTTGAGTATGGCTACTGGTCCATTTGACTACGTCATATATAACATGGTCTGGTATGTGTGTTTGTAATTCTTTATTGACCCAAGTACTGTATACACCTTTAGGTGCTACTATTAATACGTTGTTTACTTTACCTTGACCATATAGGTGTACAAAGTTATCTATTGTAACTTTAGATTTACCACAGCCCATCTCCATAAATAGAGCAAACTCTTTTTTATCACACGATTCTACTAAAGCCTCTAACTGATGGTCATAAGGTTTAGTCTTAAAAATAAAATTTTCCATATCTCGTCTCTTATATGTATATATAATAAACTAGGTCAGTAATAATAAAAAGGATATTGCACGTTTTATCTCAATAGGGTGCTAATAGGTTTTGCTAATAGCCTTTAAACACTCTCTACTACGATGTTTTTTCATACCCCTATTAAAGATATTACCTTTTTTATACTTTTTATTAGATTAAACTTTATTTATTTTTAAATTACCCTTATAGTAATAGGTAAGTAAGTAATTACTATCACACGGTCATAAGTGTGATTCCTTAAAGGTAGAGTGAGAAGTTTCCGCACAGTTTCTTCTCACTCGTTTTTAATAAGATAAAAGAGACAAGATGAGTGTATATGTAGTAGAAAAGCCAAGCGATAAGAAAAATATTTCTTCGGCTTTAGAATATGGAGAGTTTGAATTTATATTAGACGACCGTTCTAATATGATGTACAGTCCTGTACCTACCGTTAATAGAATACGTAAAAAACTTCAACATTTTAATGATGATGACTATCTGTTATTGATAGGAGATCCTGTCGCTATTGGTGTTTGTATGCACTATGCTTTACTTTCAAATAGAAGTAAAGTTAAATTATTAAAGTGGGATAACCGTGACTATAAATATAACATCATTGAGGTAAATATAAATGTTTGATGACGTAAAACCAGAGGTTAGTGAGGTCTCTTTAAAAACGCTCACCGATAAAGCAAATAAAATGGTAGAACTAGAACAGTTAGTTGAAGAAAAACAAGCTAGTCTAAAAGCTACACAAAAAGAACTTAAAACATTAAGTGAAGAAGATATACCTGCCTTATTAAGTGAGGTAGGGTTAAGTGAAATAACTTTAACAAACGGTAAAAAGATTAGTACTAATGCTTATTATTACGGTCGCATAACCGAACATAACCAACAAGAAGCTTTTGAATGGCTACAGAATAACGGACACGGGGATATTATAAAGAATGTAGTATCTGTAAGTTTTGGTAGAGACGAAGACGTTGATGCCGAAAAGCTCTTATCTAACCTTCAAGATAATGGGTATACTACCAATGGTAAAAAGTGGGTAGAGCCTATGACTCTTAAAGCGTTTATAAGGGAACAAGTAGAGAGTGGGAACGACCTACCACTTGAAACTTTTAATGTATACATAGGTCAAAAAACAAGGATAATTAACAAATGACAAATAAAAATGAAATAAGTGACAAGAAAAAAACTGATATAGCTGTACCATCAGCCTTTATGGAGGATGCGGGTAGTGGACTAGAAAATATAGGTGCTGAAGACGTTACCATACCACGTTTAAAAATACTACAGGCTCTTAGCCCAGAAGTAAATAAACATGACGGTAAGTATGTAGACGGTGCTGTTTCTGGTGACATTATCAATACAGTAAGTAGTACACTCTACAACGAGGATAACCCACTAGTAGTTCTACCTGTGGCTTATAAACGTTTATTCCTAGAGTGGACTCCTAGAGAGTCTGGTGGTGGGCTAGTAGCACAACACGAGGATCCAGAAATACTTAGTAAAACTACTAAGAATGAAATGTATCAAGACGTTCTAGAAAATGGTAACTATATTCAAACTTCAGCTACCCACTTTGTATTAGTAATAAACAAAGACGGTGGTTACGACACAGCTATGATATCTATGGCGGGTACTCAACTTAAAAGGTCTCGTACATGGAACTCTATGATGGCTAGTGTTAAAATGAAGTCTGGTGACAAAGTATTTACTCCACCTAGTTTCAGCCACAAGTATACACTCAGTTGTGTACAAGAGTCTAATGACCGTGGTACATGGTTTGGTTGGGGTATCAACGCTTCTGGTCAAGTAACTGAGGCAGAGATGCCGTACTACGAAGCAGCAAAAAACTTTGCTGAACAAGTAGGAGGTATTAATTTATCTCAAACCAGTGCTAACACCGAAACAGGCGACGCACCATTTTAACTAACTGAGGGGGAGTAAAATCCCCCTTTCATTATGAGGAGTATGTGTTGGAATTACACAAAGCTTTATACGACATTTTTGAAGGCTCACGCAGAGCTCATGGCGTATTCAATGTAAATCTCCACACCACAGGATTAAAACAACAAGGCGTAGCTAAAACAATTAAAACAGCTGGACCAACTAAAGATAACTGGCGAGCACACCTTGAAGGTAAAAGTGGATTAGGTATCATACCTATCAACGAAGAAAACCAAGTACGTTGGGGAGCAATAGATATTGATACTTACTCCCTAGACATACCAGAATTAGTTAAGAAAATAGATTCATATAAACTACCGTTAGTAGTCTGTCGCTCTAAAAGTGGCGGTGCACATGTGTTCTGTTTTGTAGATAATTTTATTCCTGCAGGAGACATGCAAGATAAACTTAGGGAACTAGCAGCAGGGCTAGGTTATGGTGGTGTAGAAATATTCCCTAAACAAAGAGAAGTATTAGTAGATAGAGGAGATATAGGTAGCTGGTTAAACATGCCATACTTTGAAGGAGAAGACTCAGTAAGATATGGACATAACCCTAATGGTGTAGCTTTAACTCCTGAAGAGTTTGTAGTTTTTGTACGTAGTCAAACTATAACGCACGACCAATTATTAGAATTAAAAGTACCAGAAGTAGATGACATAAAAGGTGGACCACCGTGTTTAAAAATATTATTGAAACAAGGTTTTCCTGAAGGTACACGCAATAATGGATTATTTAACGTAGGTGTGTATTTAAAACAGGCTACACCCGACAAGTGGGAAAATCAAATAGAAGAGTATAACCGCAAGTATGTTACCCCACCGTTACCAGCTCAAGAAGTATTAACTTTAATAAGTACGTTAAAGAAAAAAGAATATAACTATAAGTGTAGCGATGAGCCTATACGTTCTTATTGTGATGTACAGAAATGCAGAACGTGTAAGTTTGGGGTAGGTAAAGGTAATACAGCCCCCACCTTTTCTAGTTTATCTAAACTAGACTCTAAGCCCCCTTTATGGTTTTTATCTATAGATGATAAACGTTTAGAGTTAACCACAGAAGAACTACAGAATCAAACTAAGTTTCAAAGGGTGTGTATGGAAACGTTAAACCTAATGCCACCTAAAACTAATGAACGTGCATGGCAGGCTCAAATACAATCACTAATGGACAGTGGTATGGAAATCATTGAGGTAACTTCTGATGTGTCTACCGAAGGTCAGTTCCTAGATTTACTAGAATCATTTACTACCGACTTAGCACAAGCCAGTACACGGGAAGAAGTATTACTAGGCAAACCTTACAGTGAGGGTGGCTACACGTATTTTAGAATAAAAGATTTTAGAGAGTTTTTAGTTAAACATAGATTCACCGAACTTGAAACTAATAGAATAGCCAGTAAACTAAGAGATATGAAAGCTAAGACTAAATTCTGGAACCTTAAAGGTAGAGGTACTAACGTTTGGTTTATAAAAGAGTTTGAATATAAAGACGATACTATAGAAGGTCATGACTTTGAAGAGGAAATGATATGACACCATGGAATATCGTCCTTGGACCACCAGGCACAGGTAAGACTACCTACCTATTAAACACAGTAGAAAAATTATTTGAATCTGGTATTGGACCACATGAGTTAGCATATGTTGCGTTTACTAAAAAAGCTGCAACCGAAGCTCTAACTAGAGCCATTACTAAGTTTGACTATGCTGAAGATTCATACACATATTTTAGAACTATACATTCATTATGTTACTTCTGGCAAGGTTTAACTAAATCAGATATACTTGATCGTAAAGACTTACGTGCTTTTAGTAAAGCTGTGGGTGAAAAGATTAGTAGTGCGTGGGACGGTGAGAATTTAATGGCGTTAAATTCTAAGGGTGATCAAATGTTGTTCTTAGAAAACATGGCACGTAATACCTGCACTGATTATAAACGTGCATGGCAACTAGCTAATACTGATATAAGCTGGATGCACTTTAATTGGTTTGTTGAAAGTTATAACAATTATAAACAAACTAACTTCTTGATGGATTATACCGACATGTTATCTGGATTTTTGAACATGGATAACTCTCCTAGATTAAAAGCTTTAATAGTTGACGAGGCTCAAGACTTATCAGCTTTACAATGGAAGTGTGTACATAAACTGGCTAAAGATGTTGATACTGTATACATAGCGGGTGATGATGATCAAGCTATTTATAAGTGGGCAGGTGCAGACACAGAACACTTTATTAACCTAGACGGTAAAGAAATATACCTCGACCAGTCCTACAGAGTCCCTAGGAGAGTCCACGACGTAGCTCTAAACATAGTTAGTCGTATAAAACGTAGGCGTGATAAAACTTGGATACCTAGAAAGGACGAAGGCACGGTCACATATCATAAAAGTTTTGAGCACATAGATATATCAGAAGGCGATTGGTTAATATTGGCTAGAAACAATTATCTACTAGGTCAAGTAGAAGAACATGTAAAAAATGCTGGGTACTTTTATACTAAAAGTGGTAAGCCTAGTGTTACCGATAATTTGATTCAAGCTATAAAAGATTGGGAAAGTCTTCGTAAAGGTAAGAGTATAGAAGCGTTTAAAATCAAAAAGATATACGGTTACATGAAGGCTGGTAAAGGTGTAAAGGTTGGCTACAAAACAATGAAACAAGTTGACCCAGAATCTTTTTTCAATATCAACCAACTTAAAAAAGACTATGGTCTAATGGTAGATGGTATATGGCACAAGTGTTTTGATCTACTAGGAGATACTAATACTCAATACATAATTAGCGGATTAAGAAAAGGTGAGAAAGTAAACTCAGGTAGAATTAAAATGAACACTATCCACGCTACTAAAGGTGGTGAGTGTGATAATGTTATACTGCTCACTGACGTAGCTAGTAAAACATATGACGAACTTATACGTAGCCCTGATAATGAGTGCCGTGCATTTTACGTAGGAGTCACTAGGGCTAAAGAAAATTTACACATAGTACAAGGGAGGACTAGAAAAGAGTTTAGGATTATGATTTAACTTTACTTTGTAAGTACAAGTAAAGTAAAATTTTAGTAGAAAATTATAAGTAATACTTTACTTTAAGGAAACTATCATGAATATATTTTACGTACATACTGACCCCGCTCACGCTGCAATATGCTTACCTGATAAGCTAGTAGTTAAAATGCCGTTAGAGTCAGCTCAAATGCTTAGTACCGCACACCGTGTACTTAACGGTGATGAGTGGTGTGACCTTAACGGTATTTATAAAACCGCTCACCTTAATCACCCTTGTAGTATATGGGCTAGGGAATCATTACAAAACTATACGTGGCTTTATTATCACTTTTTCGCTTTATGTCAGGAGTATAAAACTAGATACGGTAGAGAGCATCTAAGCTACACTAAGCTTAATGACGTACTGTGTGGTGCTCCTGCTAGTATTCCCGACATAGGTATAACCCCTATGCCACAGGCTATGCCCGACCAGTATAAAAACGCTGACCCTGTTAAAGCTTACCGTGATTACGTAGTTAATGAAAAACACTATGCCCAGTGGAATAAGTTACCCGATAGACAACCTACATGGTGGCAAAATGCGTCCTAGTAGTGCTAAAGCTAAAGGTCGTAAACTACAGCAATGGTTTACTAACAAGATGGTAGAGATACTTGGGCTAGATTCAGAAGACTTAGAAAGTAGACCTATGGGTAGTCAAGGTGAAGATATTATTATGGGTAAACAATCTAGAGATAAGTTTCCTTATTCAATAGAGTGTAAAAATCAAGAAGCTGTAAATTTATGGAAAGCTTATGCCCAAGCTGAAGAAAATTGTAAAGGTTATGAGCCGTTAGTTGTTTTAAAACGTAATAGAAGTAAGCCCCTTGTATTACTAGATGCTGAGTATTTTATTAGTTTACACACGGAGAAACAAAATGAAAAACCATTTGAAGATTCTCCAAATCCACCAGAGTTTATGACGTAAGGAGAATAATGGAAACTAAAATTAATTTAAAAAGAGTAGATGATTTTAATCGTTTTATGGTAGAACGCCACAACATATTTATAAGAAAGGAGATTAACAATGAGCCCTATCCCTGGAGTACTGATCCTATACTTACTGAGTATAGCTTTTGTAACGTATATCGTGAGTTAGATAGAGTAACTATATGGATTAGAGAAAACTGGAGGGAGCCGTATGCTGACCACCGTAACCTACCTTTCGCTATGGCTGTAGCTAGGCAAATTAACTGGCCAGACACCTTAGAAGAAATAGGTTTCCCCGATAAGTGGGAACCTGAAAAAGTCAAAGCTATAATGGAAGCCCGTATGGCTAGAAAAGAAAAAGTATATACAGGTGCATATATGTTGACAGGTACGTTAGGCGGTACTAAAATAGAACAAACAGTTGACAAAATACTTACTCCGCTATATGCTAGAATGCCTTATCATTTCAGTAGTCTAGAAGATAGTTGGAAAAGTTTTTTACCTTACGCTGGGTTTAGTGATTTTATGGCTTATGAAGTAGTAACAGATATACGACACACTAAATGGTTAAAAGATGCCCCAGATATTATGACTTGGGCTAATCCTGGACCAGGAGCAATGAGAGGGTTAAACAGAATATTTGGCAGACCGTTAGATAGTAAACAGAAAAAACCTTTGTTTATTCAAGAGATGAGAGACTTACTAGCGTTATTAAATAACGAGCCATTACCGTTAGAAATGAGAGACATAGAACATTGCCTATGTGAATTTGATAAGTACGAAAGGACACGTTTAGGTCAAGGTAGACCACGTGCAAGATATAAACCACGTGAATATGAGGAGGACATACTATAATGATTATTTATATTCCAACCAGAGGCAGAGCACACGATCAAGTAACTTTGTCATTTTTTCCTGAGGACATGCGTAAAGAAGTAGTCCTAGTTATAGATGAAGACGAGGAGCATTTATACGAAGATAAATACGACTGTAAGTACATGGTTATTCCTGAAACTATAAAAGGTATATCAGGTAAACGTAAGTACATACATGAAAACTCCACCGACCCTAAAATAGTTATGCTAGATGATGACTTACGTTTTTACATACGTAAATCACCTACTGACTGGCACCTTAGATACCTAGAGTCAGATGAGTATCCTGCGTTATTTGGGTTACTAGATAAGTGGCTTGATGACTACGCCCATGTAGGTGTTAGTGCTAGGGAAGGTAATAATAGAGTAGAACATTTATCAGTAGAAAATACCAGATATATGAGAGTATTAGGCTACAACCTCGATATGTTTGACGGTATAGAATTAGCCAGAACTGAAGTGATGGAAGATTTTGATATTAATCTACAGCTACTACGTCAAGGTAAAGCTAGTAAGATTAGTTATTACTATGCACAAGGTCAAAAGTCTTCTAATGCTGCTGGGGGCTGTAGTGAGTGGCGTACTGACGAAGTACAAACCAAAGGTGCTGAGTTACTACACAGTTTACACCCTGACTTTGTTAAAATAGTTGAAAAAGAAACTAAAACAGCTTGGGGTGGGGGAGTACGTAAAGACGTAAACGTACAATGGAAAAGAGCGTATAACAGTGGAATCAATAAACAAGCAGGAGAGTTATTTTAATGGATGTAATTAATTGTAGAAATGTAAATGATGGTTTTATCAAAGCTATGGATATGCTGTCTTTTGATCAGCAAGACATAAGAGAAAGTAGGGCAGGCAACGTAATAGAACATGACGTACCAGTAGCTACTGTCTATGAAAGACCTTACGAAAGAGTGTTGTTTGAAGAAATAAGAGATGCTAACCCTTTCTTTCATTTTATGGAAGGTTTGTGGATGTTAGCTGGGCGTAATGATTTAGAGTTTGTTAAACAATATAATCAACGCATGAGTGAATATAGTGATGATGGCAAAACACTTCACGGTGCTTACGGTTGGAGGTGGATTGATTATTTTGAAAAAACACCTGTTAATAAAGTTAATCAGTTAGAAATAATTATAAGGAGATTAAAAGAAGATCCTACTGACAGGAGATGTGTACTACAGATGTGGGATCCTGTACAAGACCTTGACCGTAAAGGTGTAGATGTACCTTGTAACACAACTATATACTTTAAGATACGTAACAATGAGTTACTCATGACTGTGTGTTGTAGATCTAACGATGCTATATGGGGTACGTTTGGTGCTAATATTGTACATATGTCTATGCTACATGAGTATATGGCTAGTGCTATAGGAGTAAGCATAGGTGCTTACACTCAGGTTAGTGACAGCTTTCATGCGTACACTAAAGTGTTTGAAGATATGCATACTAAGTTAGAAGAATCAGATGTATTTGATTTTTATTCAATGAAACATTTTGAAAACCCATATGAAAATAGGGCTATAAACTACTATCCTATGGTCAATAGTGATAACATAGAAGAGTGGAATAAAGACTTATATAAATTCTTAGAACGTAAACCTTTTGAAGATATTGATTTTGATGATATCTTTTTTAGTCATGTGGCTGCACCTTTACAGGACGCATGGTTTTTACATAAGCAAGGAGAAACTGATGACGCTATGTCAGAAGTACAAAACTGTATAGCAACAGACTGGGCAACCGCAGGGTTTGACTGGCTGTTAAGGAGAGCTAAATGACTGAGAAAATAAACCAATGGTCTTATAGTAGGTTAGCAACGTTTGAAAGTTGCCCTAAGAAAGCACACTTTGCTTATGTTAGGCGTATTAAAGAGCCTGGAAATAAAGCTATGGATAGAGGTAAAGACATTCACACTATGTGTGAAGACTATATAAGAGGTAGGTATGAAACTATACCTAAAGAATTAGCTGATTTTGAGGAAGCTTTTGACGTATTAAAAGACTTACACCTAAAAGGGTATGTAACTTGTGAGGGTGACTGGGCTTTTGATAAAGACTGGAAACAGGCTCCATGGTTTGGTGACGATACTTGGGGTAGGGCTAAAGTTGACTCTTTTGTACATATAGATGGTACTGATACTGCTAGGGTTATAGACTTTAAAACTGGTAGGTATGACGGTAATCAAGAAACACACAGAGAACAATGTGAGTTATACGGTGCTGTAGTATTAGAACGTATGCCTGAAATAAAAACCATAACTACTGAACTGTGGTACTTAGACCATGGTAAAATAGACAGGTATGAATACACGGCTGAGAACATAGTACACAAACAAAAGAAACTGAATGACCGTGCTATAGCTATGACTGAGGCTACTGAGTTTCCTGCTAAACCTAGTACATTCGGTTGTAAGTGGTGTTACTTTGGTAGGGAGAAAATGTGTAATGACAGATATGAATAATCTATTTAATATGATACGTGGTGGGGCTATTAAGCGTTATCACACCTTAGAAATAATAGGTGAGCAGTCGGTGGCTTCTCACTCATGGGGTGTGGCTATGATACTACAATATCTAGAGCCTAACGTAAGTAAAGAAGCTATATTAAGAGCGTTAACTCACGACGTAGCTGAACTATTTACTGGAGATGTACCAGCCCCTGTTAAGTGGGCTAACCCTGATTTAGTATCAGTATTAAAAAGAATAGAAGACAAATACGAGAACGATATAGGTATAGGTTACCAGCTAAAACCTGAGGAGGTCAAATTAGGTAAACAAGCCGATATGTTTGAGTTGTTAGTATTTTGTGTGCGTCAAAGACGTTTAGGCAATACTAATATGAATGAAGTTTTTAGTAACGGTGTTGAGTACCTAGCTGATAACGATTTAAATAAAAGAGGTAAACAATTACTTGGATACCTCACAAAAATATATGGAGGTATATAGTGGAAGGAAGTGATTTTAATTTTATAGATTTATTAGCTAACGGTGACGTAACAGCTTTAGAGGAGGCTCAGAAAAGTTACGGTGACAGTTGGCGTAAACGTGGTGGGGTAGGTGCATTTATGATGTTAGCCCGTAAGTGGGATAGGATAGAGAATCAGGTAGGTAAAAATAACTACGACGTATTTAAAACTATTAAAGATGACCTTACTGATACAGGCATACTAGACGATATACGTGATTTACGTAGGTATTTATTATTGGTAGAAGCTCACGTCACCAGTAAACCTAAACAGGATAAGGAGTATTTTGCACAATGAAAAGAGGTATAACATTTAGTGCTTTTGATTTATTTCATGCTGGGCATGTAGCTATGTTATCAGAAGCCAAAGGTGAGTGTGATTATTTAATAGCTTGTATACACGCTGACCCTAGTAAAGAAAACTCAGGTAAGAATAAACCTATACAAAGTTTATTAGAACGACAGATTCAGGTAAACGGTTGTCGTTACGTAGATGAAACTATAGTGTACGAAAGTGAAGAAGACTTACGTAATATATTAAGGACTATACCTTGGGACGTAAGAATTATAGGTGAAGAATATATGAATAAACATTTTACAGGTAAAGAAGAGTTTAATCTACCTAGTAAAGAAGTTTACTATAACTACAGACAACATACGTTTAGTAGTAGTGAGTTAAGAGATAGAATACAATGCAAAAAAGACAAGTAAGTTTGTTTACGCCTGAGGTGGACTGGACACCACCAAGTAGTTTACCTGAGCTGGGTGGATACAGCGAGGTAGCTATAGACTTAGAGACATACGACCCACTATTGATGTCTCATGGTCCATCTTGGGCTTTCCCTGATACGGGATATATTACTGGCATAGCAGTAGCGACTAAAGATTTTAGTACGTACTTCCCTATACAACATCAGGGTGGCGGTAATTTAGATAAAGGGTTAGTGTTACGTTGGTTAACTAAACAGATGGCATATGAAAACGACAAGGTGTTTCATAACTCTTTGTATGATATGGGTTGGTTAAAACGTTATGGAGTAAAGGTAAACGGTAAAATACAAGACACCATGTTCGCAGCACCTTTAATAGATGAGAATCAATACAGTTACTCACTTAACAATTTAGGTGAAAAATATTGTGGAGAAACTAAAGATGAAACTTTACTTATTGAAGCAGCAGAAGCATATGGACTAAACCCTAAAAGTGAAATGTATAAATTACCAGCTAAGTATGTTGGTCCATATGGTGAGAAAGATGCAGAGCTGACGTTAAAACTATGGCAGGTTTTTAAAGAACTCATAACGCTAGAAAATGTAAATAAGATATACGAATTAGAAACTTCACTAATACCTATACTTTTAGATATGAGATATAAAGGTGTGCCAGTAGATTTAGATACAGCTGAGAAAGTAAGTAAAAGGTTAAAGAAAGAAGAAGACCAAATATTAAACGCTATACACAAAGAGTTCGGTACTAAACCAGACTTGTGGGCAGCACAATCAGTAGCTACCGTGTTTGATAGAGCTGGATTAAGTTACCCACGTACACCTAAAACTAACGCTCCTTCTTTTTCAGGTGACTGGTTAGAAAACCATGACCATAAACTAGCTAACAATATAGTAAGGGCACGTAAGTTAAACAAAGCTAGAACCACCTTTATAGATAAGATGATACTAGAACACAGCGTAAACGGTAGGATACACGGGGAACTTCACCCGTTACGTAGTGACCGTGGAGGTACAGTGACTGGTAGATTTAGTAGTAGTAACCCTAACTTACAACAGGTACCAGCCCGTAATGAAGACATTGGTCCACTCATACGTAGTATCTTTGTACCAGAGAAAGACCATTACTGGGGTGTGTTTGACTACTCACAACAAGAACCTAGACTTACAGTACATTACGCTTCAGCTACTGAACAAGAAGGTGCAGCAGAAGCAGTAGATGCTTACCGTAATAAAGACGCAGACTTTCATCAGGTAGTAGCAGACATGGCTAACATAAGTCGTAAAGAAGCTAAGATCATTAATCTAGGATTAAGTTACGGCATGGGTAAAGAAAAGTTGGTTAAACAATTAGACTTGTCTATGCAGGAAGCAGAAATATTATTTGACACGTATCATAAAAGAGTACCTTTTATCAAGGGCTTACGTGATCAGTGTGCGAGGCTTGGGGCTAACCGTGGATACATCACTACTATAGCTGGTCGTAAATGTAGGTTTAATTTATTTGAGCCCATGAATGACAGAAAGACACCATACCCATACGATAAAGCTGTTACTGAATATGGCAGTCAGGTCAAAAGAGCGTACACCTATAAAGCCATGAATAGGCTTATACAAGGTTCAGCAGCAGACATGACTAAACAAGCCATGATTGAGTTGTACAAAGAAGGCATACTTCCACATACTCAAGTACACGATGAGTTAGACATCTCAGTTACTGACTCAGATCAGTGTAACAAAATAATGAAGATTATGTCTGAATGCACACCTTTATGTGTTCCCAATAAAGTTGATGCAGAGATAGGTAAAAACTGGGGAGAAGCAACAGTCCATTATAAGGAGTTTTTCAATGACTAAACGTACAGAAAAAGATAGTATGTATTCTAACATATATAAACACTACTGGAAAGAAGCCATGACTCTAGAAGAAATTGGTATCAAGTACAACATCACTAAGGCACGTGTGTGGCAGATAGTGAGGTTTAACCAACTGGGTAACGGTGATTACTATAAAGGTTATAAGACATACATGAACAAGAAATCAGAGATTGATGCCACTCCTAACTTAACAACTAAAGAAAGAAGTAATCAATTAAGGAAATGGTTAGACGCTCAAAACATTAGGCTTATTAAAAGTAAGTATGACTCTTCAACCGTTGCTTAATGATCTTTTAGAATATCCTTTTAATCACTAGTGACCTATAGTTTAATAAAGGTAGTTAGCTAATTCTGGCTAACGTAACAACCTTGAAGGAGGTACTATTATGGCAGCAGCCGTTGAAACAATGGCTTATGCAGGGGAAGTTCCCTGGCATGGGCTAGGTGTTAAAGTTGATAGTAACTTAACGCCTGATGAGATGTTAGTACAAGCTGGACTTGATTGGACAGTAAGTAAGCGAGAAATATTTACATATGATAACGCTGACCCTGATAAGTCTAAAGACTTAATCATGGCACCTAACCACTCACTATTAGTACGTGATAGTGATAACCAAGTCTTTGGACCATGTGGACCAAAGTTTATACCAACCCAAAACCGTGACGCTTTTACGTTCTTTAAAAAGTTTACCGACGCTGGTAATATGACTATGGAAACTGCAGGCTCACTAAAAGACGGTCGTCAAATATGGGGTATGGCTAAAGTAGATGAAAGCTTTACGTTACCAGGAGATGACAGGGTATTAGGTAATTTGCTTGTGTCTGTGAGTCATGAGTGGGGTAAGTCTAATGAAATTAGATTCACACCTATTAGAGTAGTATGTAATAATACACTCAGTATGGCTTTAGCTGATAAAACTCAGCCACACTTTAAAATGGCACATACTAAAGCTTTTGATGGTGATTTAATAAAAACCGCAGAAGAAGCTTTAGGTTTAGCAAGTAACCGTATGAAAGAATACAAAGAAGCTGCAGAGTATTTATGTAGTAAAAAATACAATAAAGATACAGTAGTTTCTTATATAGCTGACTTGATGCAACCTAAACTAGCTTTACAGCAGAAAATACTAGAAAACACTAAGGACGAACAAAAGTACGTGGCTCGTGCTACTATGCTTGATGAGTTTCAACGTGCACCTAGTAAGGTATACGAAGCACTAGAACAACAACCAGGAGCCAACTTAAAAAGTAGTGCTGGTACTTGGTGGGGTGCTATGAATGCAGTTACGTTTGTAGTTGACCATAAGTGGGGACACGACCGTGACGCAGCAATGCATAACGCTTGGTTTGGTGCTAGAGCTAGTTTAAAAACTAGAGCTATGACTAAAGCTATTGACTACGCCAACGCTGCATAATATGCACCCAGCGTACGATATAAACTTTGTTTACTTCCTACCTGACTATCCTAGTCGGGTAGTGAAGTTTTACATGACTGAGATGCATAAAATTAAAGGTGGTGGTGTTTGGATTGGCGACCCTACTATTATGGCACCTTCTTTAGGAATCAAGCAAGCAGAGAGATGGTATGAGGTTCACACAGGCAAAAGAAAAAAGTTTAAAACTGATAAATGTGGACAATTAGATCTTTATAAAGTACTGATGAAGAAAGCAGTACCCTATACCGAGGAAGATATGAAAAACATATACAAAACAGAAAAAATAGATATACCTAAACCAAACAACTATTGTAAAACTGTCCGTGGTCGTGACCCATACGACACAAGTCAGGTACTTACTAGAACTGATAAACAACCTATGAGTCAAAAGAATAAAGAAAGACTCAAAAACTATAAGGGCAAACCCACTATTCAAAAGGTTTTGGATAAAGGTGTACTCACCCTTAACGATATCAAGTACGATATTAAACTAGGTTATATAACTAAAGGATCCTAATATTAGGCGTAATGTGAGCCGTTTTAAGCCCTTGATTAAATTAAAAGGTATAAAACCCTTAGTTTATAAATCAAAACGGCTCGAGCCTTTAAAAATAACATAAGATTTTACTTTACTAATTTATATTCAGTAGGTAATATATTTATATATTATTTATCAGGAGTAAATAAATGGATAAAAATCAAAAACATTGGGTAGTAAGTTACGGCACTAAGTCTCTAGATAATAGAGAAGAGATATTGTGTGCTGAAGAAAGCGAAGTAGAAGGGTGTTGTAACTTAGTAGATCAAAGATATAACCCAGAAACTATTTATGTTTTTACTAGACCACACACTAGTAAGGTAGACGGTTATTTCTGGAAAGGAGGAAACATTCTTGTCAATGGAAAGTGATACACAAATACCTATACCAGAACGAGCAGAAAGTGCACCTCAGGTTTATTACTTTTACAAACTAGGTGTGGGTGACCACATGGATATAGACACTCAAGATCCTGCTGAATTAAAAAAGATCCGTGGTGCTGCTAGTGTATACGGTAAACGCAATGACAAAGTATTAGTTACTCGTAGTATAATAAATCAACAAGGTAGAAAAATACTAAGAATATGGAGGAGTAGGTGATATTATGACTGAACGAGTTTCATACTTACGTTGCTCAGCACCTAAGTGTGATAAACCACTTTCAGGACAAAGAACTAAATTTTGTAGTATAAAATGTGCTAAAAAAGTTTCTAGCCTCAGAAGATCAGAAGAATGTAAAGGTGTGTATGCACCTTTAGATTGGGCTGGTGGACCAAGAGGTATGGTAGGTGAAAGTTCAGTTAAAAAAGATGAAAGTTTTGTAGGTGGTAACGATCGTTTTAGTATCGATGATTACGGTGTAGACCCAGAAATATTTGCTATAGCTGAAGCTAACCATGAAAAGTATCTACGAGACAGAGGTGAACACGAAGCTCGGGTAGTATATGACGGTTTACAGATATTCCAGGAAGAGTTTAATAAACATCATGAAGTATCTTATGCTGCTGGGCAATATCGTAAAAACAGAGATGATGAAGAATACATGGTAAGGAACAGGGCACAACAAAGGTTATATTATGCCAAAAACAAAGAAAAAATTAACGCCAAAACAGGAAAAGTACGCTCAGAACGTAGCTAAAGGCATGTCTAAAAAAGACGCAGCAATAGATGCAGGCTACAGCGAGAAAAATGCAGCACGAGCTGGGTATACTTTAGACTCAGACTCAAACCCATTAGTAAAACAACGTATAGGTGCACTACAAGAAAAAG